TGGCGGGGCGTGGGGGCAAGCGCGGCGCGCGGGGGTCGCGAGCGGTCCTCGGGGGTCTCGGGGCCTGCTGGGGGTAGCAGGGCACGGAAAAGGGGCCAGGGATCGCCCCTGGCCCCTCACTCTGTGCTTGACTGCCTATCTCCCGCTGGTAGACAGGGTGTGCCCTTCAAAACATAGATTTTGCGGGGCCTTTGGCATGTCTGGGGCACAGCGTCAAAAACATCGCGTTACCGCGAAATTATAACCTCGCCCACGTTGCGGGCATTTTGCATGCCTCCGACCGAGTAGGTGACGCGCTCTTCGTCGAAGGTGAAGCCGGCGAAGATCTCGCGGACCTCTGGCCGGTCGTTGAGCGAAAGCAGGAACCGCCCTTTGATCCCGCGCAGCTGCTGCGCCATCAGCTCGAACTGGCCCCGGTCGAACAGGTCGCTGCCGTAATCACCTTCGCAGCCGAAATAGGGCGGATCGAGATAGAACAGCGTGCCCGGCCGATCGTAGCGCGCAATGAAGTCGCTCCAGGGCAGGCGCTCGATCACCACGCCGGCCAGACGTTCATGCACGGCCTCGATCATCGGGCCGACCTTGGTCACGTCGAAGCGCGATGCCGCCGCCGGATTGACGCCAAAGTTTCGCCCGGCGACCTTTCCGCCGAAGGCCAGGCGCTGCAGGTAGAGGAACCGGGCCGATCGCTGCAGATCGGTCAGCGTCGAAGGATCCTGCCGCATCAACTTCTCGAAGCCGGCCCGGCTGCTGATCTGGAAGCGCAGCATGTCGAGGAAGGCCACGTAGTGGTTCTGCACCACGCGGAAGAAGGTGGCGACATCCTCGGACCAGTCATTGATCACTTCGGACCTCGGCCGCCGGTCGCGGCGCAGAAAAACGCCGCCCATGCCGACGAAGACCTCGGCATAGGTGACGTGATCGATCGCGTTGATTCGCTTGACCAGGCGACGGGAAAGGTTGCGCTTGCCGCCGATGTAGGGCGCCAGAGGCTTGACCGGATCGACCAGTTCGAAGGCTGGGGCGATTTCTGGATTTTGGGCATTCATTGCTCTGGACTCCGCCATGTGATTTCCGCACGAGTCACGCCCCCGGACGGGGAGGCGGGATGGCACCGATTCGGCGCCGAACGGTACATGGCGGGCCCAGACCGCCGGTTCGGGCTGTTAGCGCAGCCCAGCCCCCGCCTTTCAGCGGAGGAATTTCTCCACTTCGATCAGGCGCCGGCCTTCGGCGCGCTTCCGGCCGAGGCCTTGGGCGTGAAGGGCTGGAATTGCACGGCCGGCAGGCCCAGCCAGTCGTTCACCTCCAGCATGCGCTGCTGGATCGGCTGGATTTCCTGCTCGAAGAAATTGTTCGCCGCATCGACCATGTTGCCGAAGCCGCCGGTGTTTTTCGGCACCACGCCCAGCAGCTGGGGCGGCACGCGGTGGGCGGCCAGCACGTCGTCGCGGGTGACATCCTTGATGTTGAGGAACTCATCCTGCGCGCCCAGCGAGGCGATCGGCATCAGCTGCACGCCGTCCTTCTTCCCCTTCGGGATGTGCAGGTAGAGGTTGCGGAAATTGCCCGGCCCCTTGGCATCCTTCATCGCCTTGCGGATGGCGTCGCTATCGGTGGTGTTGAGCCCTTCCTCGCTGATGTAGAGGATGAAGCCCGCGTGGCTGCCGTTCTTGTAATACCGCCGGCGGAAGATCGTCGCCGCCTCGTTGAGCAGCCCGGCCTGCAGCGCCGAGAGGTATTCCGGCATGCCGTAGATTTCCTGAAGCGGATCCGGCTCGACCAGGTGATGCACCGAACCGGGCTTGAATTCGAAGGCCTGCCCCAGCAGCAGGTTCGATCGGACAAACCAGAAGGCATCGGCATTGACGCCGACGCGGGTATAGGCAGCCGGCGAAGGCTTCAGCGCCAGCGGCCGGTTGGCCATGTTGTCGATGCGCTCCAGATAGGCATTGCCGAAGATCAGCCAGTCGAGCGCCCAGCGCGCAAAATCGGCATTGGTCAGCCAGCGCGACGGGATGAACGACTTGGCCAGCAGGTTGCGCTTCAGCAGCAGCGCGCTCTGGTGGTGCGACGACATCCGGTAGCAGCGCCCCAGCCCGATCATCGAGATCGGCGGTTCGTACCACTTCGAATTGTGCGTCGTCTCGAACATGTCGAAGATCTCGCGCCGATCGAGAACGGCCTCCGGATCGCCGAAGGTGAAGACCTCGGCCTTCGAAATCGCCGTGTCGGCGCCCGCGACCATCGCTTCGGCGGGAAGGTTGGCTTCGTTCATTTCAGCAAAGCTCCACAGTGGAGCCGCCACCCAGCGGCTCGGTGATATCGAGGGGTTCGAAGAACAGGGCGTGCATGATCGCCCAGGCCAGATCGGCGTGGCCGGTGCCGCCGGAACGACTGGCGACATAGGTCACCTGGGTACCGCCCTTGGTGATTTCCGGGCGGATCGCCATGAAGCTCTGCATCACGTCCAGCCACCCGGCGTCGAATTCCAGACGGCCGCTGGAAATGACGTTCTTCGCCTTCAGCACCAGCGCGGTCTTGGTCTGGACCGAGTAATTGTAGGCCTCGGCCATAGGGAAGAATTTGCAGACCAGCTGGTAAACCGCCTTGCCGACGCCGGTGGTGTCGATGCCGATCTTGCGGACATCGTACTTGGCGCACATCGCCTTGATCGCATCGGACTGGCCGGCGAAATCGAGGCCCTTGAGGCGCTGCTTTTCCAGCACGCGAAACTTGCCGCCGATCTTCGATGGCGGCGCCAGGGCGACCAGCGCGGCATCGTCGCCGGTGCCGCTTTCGCTGGCGTTCGGATCGTAGCCCAGCCAGACCTCGCCCTTGTAGGGGCACGGATCGTAGGGCTGGAAATCGCGCCACACGTCCCAGCTGTCGACGCCGCATTTGCGCATCATGGCAAAGGGGAACATCGACTGGCTGTCATCGAGGAAGACGCAGCGGAACAGGTTGTCGAATTCGTCGAGCGAATATTCGAGCTGCAACTCTTCCACGTCGACCAGGTCAAAGCCCTTGGCGACGGCATCGAACACTGTGACGATCTGCCGCCAGATGCCATCCGGGCCGAGCACGCCGTTCTTCAGCGCATCGTGGGTCACGTCGATCGAGACGCGGTCACCCTTGGCCCGGCGCCGGTTGAAGCGATCGCCGCACCACATCGGATAGGCTTCGTGGGCCAGCGTGCTGGGCGTCGAAAACAGCGTGCGGGTGTAGATCTTGTGCGTCGCCATGGCCGAGGCGACCTTGAACAGCTCCTCGAAGCCGTAGATCCAGAAGCACTCATCGATGATCACGTCGCCGTGATAGCCCTGCGCCGTGCGGTAATTGGTGCCGAGGAATGACAGCTCGACCGGCTCCAGCGCCTGCTCTTCCTCGCCGTCCTCATTTTCGTCGCCGCCGCCGCGCTGGATGACGATCGGGTCACCCTTCAGCGTCACGTCGCAGACCCGCTGCACCCACTGGACGATGTAATTGCGGAAGATGTTGGCCTGCGCCCGGCTGGCCGAAAGGAAGATCTGGTTCTTGCCATCTTCCAGCGCCACCAGCAGCCGCTCGCGGGCGAAGTACCAGGTCGCGCCGATCTGGCGGCTCTTGATGATCAGCCGGGTGCGCAGGCTGGTGCTCGATCGCCAGTCGGTCTGGTGCGCGAACAGGCTTTCCTCGAAATCGGCGCGCAGCTTTTCGACCATCGCCGCGGTGATGCGGTTCTTGGCCTTTTCCTTCTTCTCCGCCGTGGCCTTGCCAGCCTTCGATCGGTTCGGATTGAGATCGGCCTCGTTGCCGCTGCCCAGGTATTTCCGCCGCCGGTCGCAGCGCTCCAGCTGGCGGCCGATCATGTCGATTTCCTTGAAATCGTGGCCGCTCTTCTTTTCCTTGCCGACCAGGGCGATGTAGCGGGCCGTCACCGCATCCTCGGCGCGCTCCAGCGGGCTGGCCTGATCCCACTTGCCGCGCACCTTCCAGCTGGCGACGGTCGAATAGGGCAGCGCCAGCTCCTCGGCGATCTGGGTCAGCGACCAGCCTTGCCAGTACAGCGAGCGGGCGCGCATCCGCTCTCCGGCGACGCGCGGCAGGCACGTCGCCCCCTGCGCTTCGGGCGCATCGCTGCCGGTGTCTTCCGGTTCGTCTGGGTCTGCATCGAGCATTGCCGCAGGCTATGGACCCTCGCCGCCGCTGCCTAAGCCCCGCCCGTTGTAAGCCGGCACGATACAACGCGCCCGCGTTGCCAATTGCCGGCCCGTCCCGTCCTTTCCCGATCGTCAGTCGACCCTCTGCACCGCCCGGCGGGATGACGTACCAGGATCAGCACGGAGCAAATCATGCCCAAGACCCGTTTTTTCCGCGTTGCCGTCGAAGGCGCAACCATCGATGGCCGCACGCTTGATGCCAAGACGCTCCAGGAGATGGCCGATACCTACAACCCGGCCACCTACGGCGCACGGGTCAACCTCGAACACATCCGCGGCGTGACGCCCGATGGCCCGTTCCAGGCCTACGGCGATGTCCTCGCCGTCAAGACCGAGACCATCGAACTGCCTATCGGCGGCAAGACCGAAAAGCGCCTGGCGCTCTTCGCCGAGCTGGATGCCTTCGATCCGCTGATCGCGATGAACAAGAAGCGCCAGAAGGTCTATTCCTCGATCGAGATCCAGCCCAACTTCGCGAACACCGGCAAGGCCTATCTCGCTGGCCTCGCCGTCACCGACAGCCCGGCCTCGCTCGGCACCGAAATGCTGCAGTTCCGCACCAAGATGGGCGCGGACAAGGCCGCATCGCCGCTCGCCCTCGATCCCACCCACCTGTTCACCGCCCCGGTTGAGACCGAGATCGAAATGGTTGTCGAAGCCCCGGCCGCCAGTGCCGAGGCCGGCGCCTTCGCCGCGATCAAGGCCTTCTTCGACAAGTTCTCCGGCGTGGCGCCGCTGGCCGCTCCGGCTCCGGCCGCACCGGCTGCTCCGGCGATTGCCGAACCGGCTCCCGGCGCTGCTGCCCCGGCCGTGGGCGATCAGGCCTCCTTCGCCGCGCTCGCCGCGATGATGGGCCAGTTCACCAGCACGGTGCAGGCCTTCGTCACCAAGTCCGAGACCGACGCCGCTGCCCTGCGCAGTGAAATGGCCGCGCTCAAGACCTCGATCGACAACACCCCGGCCGCCGGCTTCACCCAGCGCCCTGCTGCCACCGGCGGAGAAATCGTCGCCCGCACCGACTGCTGATCCTGCCTGACCCCGCCCCATCGTCCGCCTGCCCTGATTTCAGTTTCCGTCTCTAAGGACACCTCCGATGCGCAACGAAACCCGTATCCTCTTCAACGCCTACGTCAGCCGGATCGCGCTCCTGAACGGCGTTTCTGATGCCACTTCCAAGTTCTCGGTCGATCCGGTTGTCGAGCAGCGCCTCGAACAGAAGATGACCGAATCGTCGGAGTTTCTCCAGGCGATCAACGTCACTGGCGTCGTCGATCAGACGGCGCAGACGCTTGGCCTCGGCACCACGCGCACCATGGCCGGTCGTACCGACACCTCGGGTGGCACCAAGCGCAACCCGGGGGATCCCACCGGAAATTCCGAGACCAACACCTATTTGTGCCTCAAGACGGACTTCGACTGGTCGCGCCGTTATGCCCTGATGGATGCATGGCGCCACAAGCCCGACTTTGAGCTGCTGCTGCGCGATGCCATCGTGAAGCAGCAGGCGCTCGATCGCATCATGATCGGCTTCAACGGCACTTCGGCTGCCGCCACCACTGATCGCACCGCCAACCCGCTGCTGCAGGACGTGAACATTGGCTGGCTGGAAAAGATCCGCACCCACGCCCCGGCGCAGGTGTTCGATGACGGCAACCTGACCGTTAAGACCAATGGCACCAACAATGCCGCGCTCAAGGCGATCTACATCAAGCCCGGCGTGGAACTGTTCGACGCCAATGCGGCCTACAACGCCACTGGCGGTTCGGCCCATGCGGCTGCCGATTACAGCTCGCTCGACGCCCTGGTGCTGGATGCCAAGCGGATGCTGCCGGAATGGCATCGCGGCAACACCAAGCTGGTGGTCGTGGTTGGCCACGATCTGGTCGATGACAAGTATTTCACCATCGCCCAGCAGACCGGCGCCACTGCGACGGAAGTGGAAGCCACCGACCGCATCCTGCGCTCGGACAAGCAGATCGGCGGCCTGCCCGCGGTGCGCGTGTCGTTCTTCCCGTCCGATGCCCTGCTGATCACCACGCTCGACAACCTCTCTATCTACTATCAGGAAGGCACCCGCCGCCGCTACCTGAAGGATGAGCCGGAACTTGACCGGGTCGCCAACTATGAGAGCGTCAACGAAGCCTACGTCGTCGAAGATTACGGCCTTGTGGCCCTGGTCGAGAATGTCGTCATCGGCGCCGCGCCGGCCCGCCCGGCACCGTAAGCCGACTGCCAATCCGAAAGAGTGGGGGGCTGATCGGCCCCCCACCTTGATAACCCGCCAATCAGGATATCAGCCATGGTCTACAGCCCCGCCCTTGCCCATCGCCAGCGCAAGCTCGCCGCCAGCCTCACCGGCACTGCCGCCCCCGCAAAGGGCGCCGCGCCCATGCCGGAGACCGGCGCCGTCGCCGGCGAATATGCCAATCTGCTGATGGCCCTCGGGCAGGACCTGCGCCGGCTCCACGATATCCAGTCGGTCGAAAAGAAGATCGAGACCAAGCGCGGCATGATTGCCGCCTATCTGCCGTGGATCGAAGGCGCGCTGGAATCCGATGCCGGCACCCAGGATGAGATCGTCTCGACCATGCTGGTCTGGGCCATCGACATCGCCGACTGGGCGCTCGCCCTGCGCCTCGCCGCCTACGTTCTCGAGCATGGCATCGCCCTGCCCGAACGTTACAAGCGCCAGCCCGCCGTGCTGGTGGCCGAGGAAATGGCCGAAGCCGGCCTCGGCAAGACCCCGAACATCCCGCTCGAATCGCTGACCGAGGTTGCCTCGCTCACCGCCGCTGCCGACATGCCCGATCAGGTCCGCGCCAAGCTGGCCAAGGCCACCGGCATCGCGCTGAAGGCCAAGGCCGACGCATTCGACCCCACCGCCGAGAGCGCCGTCGCCGGCGGCAAGTCCGCCCTGCTCGACGCCGCCCTCGCCCAGCTGACCCGCGCGCTCGATCTCGACAAGACCTGCGGTGTCAAGAAGATCATCGAAGGCCTTGAACGCGAGCGGAAAAAGCTGGCGGAAGAGAAGCCTTAATAGAGCTGCGCCACCCGCGCCGGGGGGCGGGAATGGACCGGAGCCGCAAGCGAAGGCCCTGAACCTCACCCCCCACATTTTGAGGAGCCGGTTTGATGTCATCGCTGATCGCCGTGCCGCCCGCGCCCCAGTCGCCGGAAAACACGGTTGTCGCGGCAGATGGCTGGTATCCCGAGATCGACTGCAACGAGACCCGCAACGTCCTGCGCCTGGGCGACGTGATCACCCACGATCGCCTGGTCGAGGCCCTGCGCGGCGGCATGCTCGCCATCTCCGGTGAACTGCGCGACTGGCGGCAGGTGCAGGAAGCCGCCGGCAAGACCTCGCTCGACGATGTCGCCCCGGAAGAATCGGTCGATGGCCTCACCCGCCTGCGCCTGCTCTGGATCCGCGCCGTGCGCTATGCCGCCGCTGCCGAGCTGGCCGAAACCCACCGCGACATCACGGCCACCACCGAAGGCCAGATCCGCGCCGACGCCCAGGTGCAGACCGCCGCCGATTTCCGCCGCCAGATGACCTGGGCCGTGCGCGACATCCTCGGCACAAGCCGCACTGCGGTGGAGCTGATCTGATGCAGGTTTCCGCCCTCCAGGGCGACACGCTCGATCTGATCTGCTGGCGCCACCTTGGCGCCACGGCGGAGGTCACCGAGCAGGCCCTCGAACTCAACCGCGATCTCGCTGCCCTTGGCCCGGTGCTGCCCGAAGGCCGCATCGTGATCCTGCCCGACGCCGCCCCCGCCGCCTCTGCCACCCGCGAAACTGTGAACCTGTGGGATTGACGATGGAAGATCCGAACGACTGGCGTGCATTCTTCTTCTGGTGGGCAGCGGCGCTGTTCTCCAGCACCGTCGTCGTCGTCGCGCGGCTTGGCCTGAAACTTTACGGCGAGGCTGCCGATCCGCCGGCCGACCCCATCATGGCCAGCCACTGGGAACGCCGCCGCCGCTGGCTGGCGATCTCGGAAATCTCCGCGCTGCCGGCCTTTGCGACCGTTTCTGTCGTGCTGGTCAGCTATTATCACCTCGATCCGGTGGCCGGCGTGCTGATCGCCATGGCCCAGGGCTTCATCGGCTTCCCCCTGCTGCTCGATGGCGCCGCCTGGCTGTTCCGCCGCCGCATCGGCATGGTCGCCGCCGCTCCGCCCGCACCACCGGGGAGCGACGCCCAGGGAGGGCCTTCCGGTGCTTGAGAAAATCATCATCGGCGCAACCCTGATCAGCCTGCTGGTGACGGTCCCGGCGATGGCGAAGGCCGGCTATCACGCCTTCAAGATCGAGTGGAACCGCCAGCACGGCCGCCCCTCCGAACCTGATCGGCCCGCCCCATGAACAAGCACGATTCCCTCCGCGCGGCCATCGTCGCACTGGCGCCCGATCTCGCCCGCGATCCCGACAACCTGCGGATGTGGATCGACAAGGGCAAGGTGCGCTGCACCCAGACCCCATCGCTCAATTTCTTCTACGAGTACAAGCTCAGCGTGCTGCTGGTCGATTTCACCGGCCACCCCTCGGTGGTCTGCCTTGCGATCAATGAATGGCTGCGCGCCAACCAGCCCGATCTGCTGCGCCCCGATCGCGAAGCCGGCTACACCTTCGAGGCCGACATCGTCGACAGCCGCACCTTCGATCTGCTGTTCGAGCTGGATCTGACCGAGACTGCCATCGTCACCCCACGCCAGGGCGGCGGGTGGAACATCGATCACCCGGGTGAGCCGGTGCCGCTGCTGCCCGACGATCTGCCGCTGGCGGGCGGAGCAACACTGCAACAGGGCTGGGTGCCCGGCGCGGAGCTGGTGCCCGATCCGCAATAGGGAACGGCTGGCATGAGCAGCAACGAACTGGACGCCATAGAGCCGTGGATTGCCGGCTATCTGGCCAAGCTGGAACCGGGCGAGCGCGTCCGCGTTGCCCGCAAGATCGGCGCCAACCTGCGCAAATCGAACGCCGCGCGCATCGGCCAGAACATCGAGCCGGACGGCGCGCCGATGGAACCGAGAAAGCCGAAAAAGGAGCGCAAGGGCCGCCTGCGCAAACGCCGCGGCAAGATGTTTCCCCGCACCCGCCTCATCCGCAACATGCGCGTCCGCCCCGATCAGGACGGCGTGACGGTCGATTTCCGCCAGCCGGTGGCCGGCACGGCAGCGGTCCACCACTTCGGCCTGGTCGACAAGGTCGATCGCCGGATCCCGAACTCGATCTCCGTCCGCTACCCCCGCCGCCGCCTGCTGGGCTTCAGCCCGGAAGACCGGGAGCTGATCATGGATACCGTGGTGGAGTGGATCGGGAAGTAGGGCTCCAGGCCGCTCTCAGCTGCCGATCGAAGACCGGCAATGGCCACGCTGGCCGAACACGCGCCAGGCGATGAAGTCGATCACCTTTTCCGCCACCAGCGCCCACCACTTGCCGGCCACGGCATTGCGGCCAACCCGGCTTGAGATCGTCTCATCCGGGTCGCCATCCGCCAGCGTGTTGCCGAGCTGGTCGATCGAGATCAGCACGCGCTTGATGTAGCTCATGACCACACCTCGATCGCCGACCCCGCCGGGATCAGCCCCATCTGCTCCATCTGGATCAGCGCGGGGAAGCTCTCGGTGATGTGGATCGTCTCGGCCGCGAAGCCGCGAAACACGGTGAAGGCAAGGTCATGGTTGACCAGCATCGCCTCGAATATCGCCTTGAACCGCGCTGGGCCGAAGCGGTCGAAGAATTCGAGGCGGGTGACGTTGTCCGGCGCATTGTCTGGCCGCAGCCAATAGCCCGCAGGCGGGTCACCGTCGAAGTTGCCGCAGCAGATGCCGTGCATGTCCATCAGCTGCATCAGAACGCCCCTATGATGATGAAGCCATCGCCGCCCTTGCCGCCAGCGCCGCCAGTGACACCAGCGCCGCCACCGGAACCACCGCAGCCCCACGCGCCATCGGCCCCCTTGCCACCAGTCCCAGACGCACCGGAAGAACCGCCTCCAGTGCCGCCACCGAAAAAGAGCGGGCCGCCGCGTGCAAGGGCGATATCAATGTGCTTGCCGAAGTTCTGGCCCAATAGCCCGGCACCGCCACCGGCCGCCCCGCCAGCGAGTGCTGTAAAGGGCGCTTGGGCGGTAGCGCCGCCGCCTGCAGAGTCAGTGTTGGAAGTACCGACACCAGCGCCTCCGGCTCCGCCTGTGACCCAACCGTTAGCAGCGTTTTGCGTCGCAGCTCCGCCCGGCCCGCCTGTATGAGCACCACCTGCCCCGCCGCCGCTTCCTTGGGCCACGGAAGTGATGAACTGCCTATAAATACCCGTAGCAACGGATGCGCCCGATCCGCCAGCTGCTCCCCCACCGGAGGAAGTTCCCGCCGCACCACCGGGGCCGCAGCCGCTGCCGCCCCCGCTAGAGCTTAGCCAGTTCACGCCGCTTAGCGAGGTATCAAAACCAATTCCGAAAGTCCCCGAGCTCGTAGTGCCGCCAGCACTATCTGCTGCGCCGCCCGCGCCACCCCTGCCGGGGTTCAAATACAGCGTTTCAGGCAATAGAAACGCCGGGATCAGAAATGTCTTTGATGCTCCGGCACCGCCACCGGCACCACCCCCGCGAGTAGTACCCGCCGCACCGGAAGCCCCACCGGCCCCACCACCACCGGGGTATTGCTGGAGAATCCAGACGAACGAACACCCGGCCGGCTTTTGCCAAGCCGACCAGAGGGCTTGGGTTGGTCCTGAGGAGCGCGGCAAGATCACCTGAACGTTTGTGATCCCATCGGTTGGGAAGCCTACCGATGGAAACATCAGCTATCTCCGCCAAATGTGGCTACGGCATATCCTGTACCCGCTGCCCCGGTCGAAGTCGCGAAGCCCATCAGCAGCTTGGTATTGGGGCCAAGCCAGCGGCGAACCGGGATGACAATATCGTTGGTCGGATTGAGGTTGCTCGAAGTGATCGCCGGAAGGCCGGTTTCACCGGGGATCTGCGCTGTATTGGCGGCGGTATTGGTAGTGCCGGAAACAAATGCACCAGTGGCGGTGCAAAGAAACAAGCGCGCCAGCGACTGCGCCGGCGAGCCAACCGGCTTGAGCGTCACGCTGTCGACATAAGACCCATTCGCGCCTGCCTGATAGATCAGTGACAGAGAGCCGGTGCCATCCTGCGCCGTGACCGCCGTCGGACCAAGAACCGCGCCGCCGACCTGATTGTTCGGCGTTCCGCTGAAAAGGGGAGTGACTGCCATGATGAGCTACCTCAAAGAGTGAAAGCGCCGCGCGCCAGGACGAGGGTGAGGCCCTTCGTCGGACCATCGAATTTGTAGGTGTTCGTGCCGGTGGCGATCGCGGATTCGCAGATGTCGGAAATGAAGTAGGAAACGCCCGAGGTCAGGCCGGATGCCGCGACCAGCGCCTGAAATGCTGCCCAGGTGACGGTCACGCCGCCAGCAGCAGGGTCCGCCCAGTGCGTGTCGTAATCCGTCCCCGAAACCTTGGTCAGCACCTGCCCCGTAGCCCCGCCTGCCGGCGCCAGCGCCGCCTTGATCGCGTTGAACTTCGTCGCGACGGCGGTGGCGAGGTCTGAAATGCGGGTCTGCAGGGTGGCCATGTCAGGTCAGCGCCCCGGTGAAGACCCCCGCGAAGTCGGTGTCGACCGTGCCCAGCGAGGTCGAAAGGGCGGCCACCGCGCGGGCATTGGTGAAATAGAGGTTGGTGCTGCCCTCGGTCACCGCATCGGTGCTGCCGGGCGATGCCGAGATCTCGACATAGGCCGAACCGGACCAGCGCCAGGTCTTGTTGTTGTCGATGGTGACATAGATGATGCCGCTGCTGCCGCTGCCGGGCAGGGCGGCGAAATTGGCATATTCCAGCACGTCATCGACGAAAGCCGGCAGCTGCGCACTCGGCACCTTGCCGCCGCTGTCCAGGCTGGCGACGCCATTGGCCGCGCCCTTGGTCGCCGCATCGATCGGCGTGAAGCCCAGCGCGTCCTGTTTGCCGGCCGCCAGCGTGCGGACCTCGTTGATTGCCGCGACCAGGTTGCTTTTCGCCGTGGTCGCCAGCCCGGAAAGATCGGCGACATTGCCGTTGATCAGCGTCTTCAGCGCCTTGGCATTGGTGCCGATCGCGGTGGCAAGATCGCGGAGCCGGGATTCGAGAGTGGCCATGGGGTGCTCCTAGGTAAGCCCGTTCTGGAAATAGAGGATCAGGTCGCCGGGATCGGGAACTTCGCCCGGCGCGCCGGTATCGCCCTTGTCTCCCTTTCGCCCCCTCGGCCCGAAGACCACCGGCAGCGCATCGGGATCGCGGCGGGCCTCCAGCACGGTATCGATGCGGCCGTCCGGCCCGATCCACGCGGTGACCAGCGCGGGCGGCGGATCCAGCCACTGGGTGACCAGCGCGGCCATGTCAGCCGCTCACGCTCTGGTCGATGATGATGAAGCAGGGGTCGGTGATCTCCACCACTTCACCATCCAGTTCGAACTTGGCATCGGCGCAATACTGGCCGGGGTGCAGACCGGCGGTGATCTCTGCCCCGACGATCAGCGACCAGCGCGCCGGTTCGTCACCAGTGGCCGGTTCGAACTCGACCTCGAACTCTGCCGCCACGGCCACTTCCGGCCCCGGAACCACCTGCCCGTCGCACTTCTTCAGCACCGCCGAAACGGTATAGCCGCTCGGATCGCCTGACAGCACGCGCCGGGCAATCACGATCGGCTCGCCGCGCTGGCGGCGGAAGATGGCGCGGACGGTCATCGATCGGCAGACGGCCAGGCAGCCTGCGCCAGCTTGGCCTGCAGGCGGGCGTGGCCTTCGTCATTGTCGGCCTGGATATCGGCGAGCGCGGCCTTGGCCGTCTCCTGGTTGGCCGGGTGCAGCGCGGCGGAGACCTCGTTCCACCAGCCGACGAATTCCTCGGTGCGGGCGACCGCCGGGCCGACAACCGGCAGCAGCTTGAGCAGGTTCTCGAACATCACTTCGCCCCCTTCACGGCCATCAGATCGGAAATCGCCCCGCGCGCCTCGGTCAGCGCCTGCCGGTAACTGTCGGCATTGCCGGCGGCATAGGCCTGCCGCACCGTCGCGACGGCGAGGAAGGCGCGGTTGTCCAGCTCGGCCGCGCGGCGGGCGGTCTCGCCCTTGATCAACCCGGCATCGACGCCCGTCTCCATCGCCAGTCGCGCCGCCTTGTAGGCCAGCTCGACACCCAGCGCGGCCTGCTCATCCAGCACGGTGCGATCGGCAAAGCTGGCCGGCGCGGAGGCGTGGACGGCATCGGCGGCGCTGGCCCCGGCATCGAGCACCTGACTGGCCTTGCAGCCGGAAAGGGCGAGGACGGCAGCGGCGAAGAGAAGCATGTTTCTGATCATGGGGCCTCCGGGGGTCATGCGGGCATGCCGGCTGCGATCCAGCCGGAAACGTCGAAACTGGGGCAGGCCTTGGCCACGCCGGGCCAATCGCGATGGCCGCGCACGATCAGGCCGGGGTGCGCCGCCTGATAATCGCGGATGATCTTCGCCAGGGCGGCCTTCTGCGCCGGGGTGCGGGTGTCCTTCGGCGCCTTGTTGTCAGCCGTGACCCCGCCGACGTAGCAGACGCCGACGTTGCCGGTGTTGTGCCCGCCGGTATGCGCGCCCTTGGCGCTATCGGGGAGAGTGCGGACGGCGGTGCCATCCAGCTCGATCACCCAGTGATAGGACACCTGGCCGAACCGGCCGATATCCCACTGGCTGATCGTTTCCGCCGGAACGGGACGCCCTTCCGGGGTCGCGGCGCAGTGAACGGTGAGGAACTGGATGGGGCCAAGCGGTTGCATGGCCAGACCATGCCGCCCCCCGCGCACGGTTCAATGAAGCCACGTTGTTGCCGGGCGTGTTACAACGGGAGGGGCGGCTCAGGCGGGGAACAGGAACGCCAGATCGGGCTGGAAAGCATACTCGTCGTGCCCGCTGACCGTCACCGAAGCGGTATCGGTTGTCGCCATCGCGGCATACCCGCCAAGACCGTTCACCCAATACGAAAAATAAGGATAGCCCCAGGTCGCAGCAGACGGCGGCTCTGCTGAAAGTGACGAAATCAACACGGTCGAATCGAGCGCATGCGTCGCAAGGTTCACCCGGTGCAGTTTGGTCGTGAAGAATGTGCCTGGATCGTATTCGTCGATCACCATCTGGTTCGCAGCCGTATCGATCCGGTCGAAATACCAGTTCGATGTGCCGATCAGCGCCGTGACATCGACCGCCGCATCGAGCGTGAACGTGCTGGCATCGATCACCAGCATGTGGGTGCCATCCCAGCCCATGGCGAACTTGCCGCCGTGATAATCCATGTAGTCAGCTGGGGTGTTGAAACTTCCTGCCGCCAGCGATGGCAGCCCGGTGACATGGTGCACCGTCCCGCCTGCAATTTCCCAGAAGTAGAAATCGGAAATCGTGCCCCCCGATACGGGCGGTGCCACTCCGAAAACTGCGCCGCCCGGCCCCTGAATGAATTGTTCGGTCTTCAGATAGGCAGCACTGACAACTGGCGGAACAATTGCCGTCACCACTCCGGTCACGGTGCTGCGGGAATAGACTGGATTGGTCGCACCACCTGCTGTTCGGTAAAACAGTGTCTGCACCCCGCCCACATCGAACAGCTTCACCAGTTCCGGCGGCGATCCCGATGCCATTGGGATATCGCCGGCTGTGCCGAGCGTCGTCACCACTCCAGCCCGCGTTACCTTGCGCGTGGTATCGTCGGAAGTGGCGTAGCCGTAGATCGCGCCGCTGTTGTCGATCGGTGTGATGCTGTCGAACTGGGTTTCCGATGATATGCCAACGGCCGGTGCAGTCTGCTCGATGATGTTGTAGCTGCCGCGTACCGTGTTGAAGGTCAAAAACCGTCCGGTGTTATTGGCATAAGGTCCGGTCAGAACGCACCAAGAGCCATTCGGGCTTTCGATTGCGAGATCATAACCCGGGCCATCAGCAAAGACCGTGCCGCCGAGCAAGCCGGTGATGATATCGGCATCCGGAAGGCCAAGGCTGCCAAGGTGCTGATTGACCAGAAAGGTCATGCTGGGGTCACCTCAATCGTCGCGATCAGGCCGCGCGCGCCAGTGCCGGCAGCGATGATCGAGAAGGTCAGCACCTGCCCCTTCGTCGCTGCCGTGGTCGAAAGCACCGCCGCCGTTCCGGTCAGGCTGGTATCGTCACCATCGGCAATCGACGGCATGGTCGAAAAGATCGTGGCGCCAGACAGCAGCGCATCGACCGTCACTGGTCCGCTGCTCGACCGCGCGGCAGCAAGGCCGATGAACACCTCGCCGATGGTGCAGTCGAACGGCACGATCCACCCGGCAGAGAGTGCCCCGGTAGCCAGATCAGTGACCATGTCGGAAAGCGCAAACTGGAAGGTCTGGGCCGGATTGATAGCGCTGGCCACATAGGCGGCCAGATCATCGGTCCCTGCCTGCTTCGTCACCCCTCCCTGATCGAGAGCGAAGATTTCAGAGCCGGTCAGCCCACCGGCAATGGGAAGTTCGGAAATCCGGGGCATCAGCGGGCGCTCCAGTGGCTGTCATCGGAAGGATCGAAGGCGGCGAGGTCGGCGGCGCTCATGGCCGGCAGCGCGGCTTCCAGCTGGTTGCTGCGCGCCCGGATGGCATCGATCTTCGTCCGGCGGTTGATCGCGCTCACCGCGTCGATGGTCGAGCTGCCGCCGTGGGCGATCTGCAGCGCGTGCAGGGCGATCTGGGCGTTGTCGTTCGACTGCTGCTCAAGGCTGGCCAGGGCAAGGATGCGGCGGCGGGCTTCCATCCGGATCACGGCCCCGGCGCTTTCCGGGGTATGGGCGAACGGCGTCGCCACCGGCTTGCCGGTCTTGGCGTGGGTGGAGATCCGCGCGCCCTTGCCCTGCGCCGCCATCAGCTGGGCGTGCTTGGCCTCGCTGACCTTGGCCGCGCCCTTCGGAATTTCCATCGAGCCATCATCGGGGATGAAGCCGCCGCGTTCCGAGCACCAGAAATAGTCCATGTCAGTAGCCCCATGCTTCAAAGGTGTGATCGAACAGATCGACGGCGCTGAAGCGGACATCGAACCCGGATGTCGTCTGGCTGCCCGTCACGGCGAAGGCCCCGGTCGGCGCGATCGGCGCTGCCGGGCCGCTGCACACCTCCACCAGGTCGCAGGCGTTCGGGAACAGGCGCGGGAAAGTGACGGTCTGCGGCGATGATCCACTGCCGGTAAACGTGCCCCACTGGCGCAGCCGCATGCCGCTGCTGGTCGGCACCCATTCCCAGCCCGAAGCGCCGCCGCGCGATCCGCCCATGCCGGTGAACGAAGTGAGGGTCAGCGCCTTGCCGTTGTCTGCACTGCCCGCCAGCAGCGTGGTGCCGCTGGCCGCGACCACGTCGATCGTGCGGTCCGCCGTCAGATCGCCGCCGCCGCTGGCAAGGCCGGTGCCGGTGATCGTGCGCGTCATCGGCACCTTGGTTGCCAGCGCCGTCGCCACAGAGCTTTCCAGCGAAGCCAGCGCCGCCGTGATCGTGGAAATCAGCGCGGCCAGCCGGTGCCGCAGGGTCTTGGGCGTCACCACGGTGGTGGCATCGTCCTCGCCATCGGTCTCGGCATCGACGCGGGCCTGTGTCGCCAGCTTGACGATGCCGCGTACCGTCTCGGTCGCCGGCGGTTCATCGAAGATCGGATCACCGAAGGAAATCAGCGCGGAAATATCGGCGTTGAAGGCGATGTCGAAAGACAGCAGCGCGAAAGCCGCCGCCGCCTTGGTCATGATCGGATCGGCATCCGAAGAGTAGCAGGCGAACAGCGTGCCATCGTCCAGGAACAGGCCGAAGCCGGTGGCGCTCCACACGTCAGAGGTCGTGTCATAGGCGCTCATGTGGGTGATGTTCGCCGCCACCTCGCCCCCGGCCACTGCCGCGATGCGCTTGAATTCGCCGGGCAGCGTGGTCAGCGACGCATCGGCGGTGAACGGGGTGTCGCTCAGCGCCACTTCGGCGATGGTGGCCGTGTCGCTGCCGGAAAGGCCCTCGACGGCGGCAAGCCCGGCATCGGTCAGACGAAGGACGAAAGCGGTCATGTTTCAGTCTCCAGCGGATCCCCCGCGAGGTTGATCAGGATCGGTGCGCCATCCTCGGTCAGCAGGACGTGCGACCAGTCTGCCGGGGCATCGTGCACGGCGGTGAAATCCATTCGCAGCATGGTGCCGACGATCGAGCCGCCGGCCATCCACAGCCGCGCCTGCGCTTCCAGCACCTGGACGAAATCGAAGTGGCTGCGCAGCGGCTTGGTGGCGTTGACATCGCGGATGATCGCCGCTGCCGTCTCTGCCGTGAGGAAATCGGCGCCGATCTCTGCCGGGGCGCGCACCTCGAAGGTGTGCGGCGTGCGGCGCGGCGTCGCCTGCCACCACTCGGTGATCTGCAGCAGCGGGTGAAAGCGCGCGAGCACTTCCTCGACCGCCCCGCGCGTCCCCTTGCGGCGGTGGAACGGGATCGCCCCGGCCACGGCGGTGCGCTTTTGCGCCACGCTCCAGTCCGGGTCCCAGTAGGTGATCGCCAGCCCCCAGCCGAGGAACGGCAGCACTTCCGGCGGGCATGTGGCCGGGTCCCACAGCGTGCCGACGGCGGCAAGATCGATATCCGCCAGCATCGCCGCCTCGATCGCGCGCTCGCCCGCTGTCGAATTCGGCGGCAGCAGCGAGGGGCGGGTCACAGCTCGGTCCCGGCCACGGTCACGGCGACGGCAGTCGGGTGGCCGATCTGCGCCTGGGTGATGACGATATCGGAGGCCGGGTGGATCAGCTCGACGCGGGCGACATTGCCGACGTGCAGCGCGGCAGTGATCGCCGACCGAACCACGTCACGGCCAAGCCGCCGCGCCTTCGCCAGATAGGCGGCCAGCGATTCCTGCGCGGTCTGGAGGATCAGCTGCTGGTCAGGCCCGGCGAAGACGTAGAGGTGCGCCTCGATCGTGTAATCGATCAGCGCCGCCGGGTTCACCGTCACTTCGTCGGTCAGCGGGCGCACCGCGCTGTCCAGCCGGTCGCGCACGGCATCGAGCACTTCCGAACCGGGCACGCCGTCACCGCTGACCGAAAGCACCGTCACCACCACTTCACCGGGATCGGGGCTTTCCGCCGTGGCATCGGCCACGTCGCCGTGGGCAGAGCGGGCGTGATAGACGTAGGCCAGCGCCGGGCCGGCCACCGAGAAGGCATGCGGGGCAAGCTGGATGCGCTGCCGGAAGGCGGTGTCGCTTTCCATCACGGCGGGCGTGCCGGTTTCGGGTACCGCCGGGGTCACCACCATCCGCTCCACCTCGAACAGCGCCGCCAGCTGGTCCAGCCGGGCGCCGGTGGCAAAGGCCAGCAGCATGCCGCGCGCCGCATCGTTGAACGCCTGGGCAAGCACCAGCTCGTCGTAGGAATCGGATTCCAGCAGCTTGATCGCCGGATCGCTTTCGACCAGGGCGTCAAAGGCCGGGTGCAGCGTGATCAGCCGCGAAAGCTTGGCCGCAAGCCGCGCCTCGAAGCTCGGCTGCTCGACGATGTCCGGCGGCGGCAGGCCCGACAGGTCGATAAGCGTCGATGAGGCGGTGGAGGTAGGGCTGTCCGGCATGGCTGCGGTATCTGCCCAGCCAGCGGCAATGTGCCACCCGCGCCCGTTGTAAGGCGTGGCGATACAACGGCCACCGCTGGCCCCTTGCCGCCGGGGTGCGCATTGCTCTGGCCATGCGTACTCCCGAAGACATCGAGACCGATCCCGATGGCCTGATCCGCCTTGGCGCCGTGGCGTCGGTGGATCTGGCGGCTGCGCGCTGCACCGTGAAATTCGACGATGAGACCGAAACCCCGCCGCTGCGCTGGATCGAACCGCGCATGGGCAAGACCCGCTGCTGGTCACCGCCGAGCGAGGGTGAGCAGGTCGTGCTGCTCTGCCCGGCCGGCGAGCTGGGCGGCGCGGTGGTCCTGCGCGGCCTGGTCTGCGATGCCTTCGCCGCCCCCGATGACCGCAAGATCGATCTGGTGAAGTTCGAGGACGGCGCGACGATCAGCTACGATGCCGATGCGCACGAACTCTCGATCACCCTGCCCGCCGGCGCTACCACCCAGCTGGTTTCCGACGGCGGCATCACGATCCCCGGCGACATCACGCTGGAGGGCGATGTCGACATGACCGGCACGCTCACCGCCAGCGGCGACGTGGTCGCCAGCGGCATCAGCCTCAATTCCCACACCCACGGCAGCGTGCGCTCCGGTTCCGACAGTTCGGGAGGCCCCCAATGATCGGTGAAAAGCCATGAAAGGGATGAGCCGCATCCAGGGCGTCGATCTGGCGGGTGACGATCACCTCGCCCAGTCGATCGGCGATATCATCACCACGCCGCTCGGCAGCCGGGTGATGCGCCGCGATTACGGCTCGCTGCTGTTCGATCTGGTCGATCGCCCGCTCAACGGCGCCACCCGCCTGCTGTGCATCATGGCCGTGGCCATGGCCATCGCCCGCTGGGAACCGCGCATCGATGTGCGCCAGATCCTGTTCGATGGCGAATTCGCCAGTGGCAACGCCGTCCTGACCATCATCGGCGCCCGCACCGACGATCCCGCCCCGAATTCGCTTGTCCGTCTGACCATCCCGATCATCTGAAGGAGCCGCTACCATGCACGGCATCAAGACCAACGTCCTCACCACCGGCACCCGCCCGATCAACCCGGTGAACACCGCGATCATCGGCCTGGTCGCCACGGCCAGCGCTGCTGCCGGCGCCGCCACCACCGCGCTCAATGCCGCCTTCCCGCTGGATACCCCGGTGCTGGTCACCGATATCCGCAAGGCGATCGGCGATGCCGGCACCGGCGGCACGCTGAAGGGCGCGCTGGAGGCAATTGCCGATCAGGGCAGCCCCTTCGTCGTCGTCGTCCGCGTCGATATCGATGAGGATGCCGAGGCGCAGGAAAACCTTGTCATCGGCGGCAACACCGCTGGCCGCTACACCGGCATGCAGGCGCTGCTCGCTGCCGAACTGCAGACCGGCAGCCGCCCGCGCATCATCGGTGCGCCGGGTCTCGACAGCCAGGGCGCCGTCACCGAGCTGGTCGTGGTCGCCCAGAAGCTGCGCGGCATGGTCTATGCCGCCGCCCAGGGCGCCACGATTGCCGAGGCCGTCACCTATGCCGGGGACTTCAACGCTCGCGAGCTGATGCTGCTCTGGCCCGATTTCACCTCTGGCGATGCGGTTGCCCGCGCGCTCGGCCTGCGCGCCGCGATCGATGAGGCGCAGGGCTGGCACAAGACCCTGTCGAACGTCGCGGTGAACGGCGTCACCGGCCTGTCGAAGGACGTTACCTTCGATATCCAGGACGAAAGCACCGATGCCAGCGCGCTCAACGATGGCCTGATCACCACCATGGTGCGCTCCAACGGCTTCCGCTTCTGGGGCAACCGCACCCTTTCGGATGAGCCGCTGTTCTCGTTCGAATCGGCCACCCGCACGTCGCAGGTGCTGCAGGACGAAATCGCCGATGGCCTGCGCTGGGCAGTCGACAAGCCGCTCACTGTCTCGCTGATCAAGGACGTGATCGAGACGATCAACGCCCGCTTCCGTTCGCTGGTCGCGCAGGGCCGCCTGATCGGCGCCAAGGCCTGGTACGATCCCGCGCTCAACAACCAGACCGATCTGGCCAACGGCAAGCTGGTAATCGATTACGATTTCACCCCGGCCGCCCCGCTCGAAGGCCTCACCCTCAACCAGCGCATCACCGACCGCTTCTACGCCGATTTCGGCGCGCAGCTGGCCGCCTGATCGCCAAGCCAACCCCCCGGTGAGGCCAGCCCGGCCTCACCGGCACCCCAACCCCCAAGGCAGGAGCCGGTATCATGGGCATCCCCTCCAAACTCAAGAACATGAATGTCTTCGGCGATGGCGTCAGCTATCTCGGCCAGGTCTCCGAAGTGACGCTGCCCAAGCTGGCGCTGAAGACCGAAGGCTATCGCGGTGGCGGCATGATCGGCGAAGTCGAGCTCGACATGGGTCTCGACAAGCTGGAGCTGGAATTCAACGCCGGCGGCATCATCACCGATCTGATCGGCAAGTTCGGCGCATCGGCGCACGATGCCACCATGCTGCGCTTTGCCGGCGCCTTCCAGTCGGACCAGACCGGTCGCGTCCAGGCCGTCGAAGCCGTCTGCCGTGGCCGCTACACCGAGATCGACATGGGTAAGGGCAAGCCCGGCGATGACACCGAGCACAAGTTCAAGATGAGCTGCTCCTACTTCCGCCTGATCGTCGACGGCGCCGATCTGGTCGAAGTCGACGTGATCGCCGGTGTCTTCGTCGTCGACGGCATCGACCGCTACGCCGAGATCCGCGCCGCCATCGGCGCATAACACCTTACCGCTTCCGGCCGGTGTCTTCAGGCGGGGGACATCGGTCGGGAGACCCGCCTATTCCCGCCCGGAGCAAGACCATGAGTGAACCCGCCGATCCCAAGATGGTGAACATCGAACTCGAATGCCCGATCGAGCGCGAAAGTGGCGCCATCACCAGCCTTTCGGTTCGCAAGCCCGGTGCAGGGGAACTGCGCGGCCTGAAGATCCAGGACATCATGGGCGCAGACGTCAACACGATGATCGTGCTCATTCCGCGCATCAGCTCGCCGTTTCTGACTGCACCTGAGGTGGAATCGCTCGATCCCGCTGACTTCGCCGAAATCAGCGGGACAATCGTCAATTTTTTTTACGGCCGGACGACGCGGGAGAGCATCGCGAAGATAACGGGGGGCTGACGGTCGAAGATGCCATGGCCGACATCGCCGCAGTCTTTCACTGGTCACTGGCCGATCTGCTGGCGATGGATGTGATGGAACTCTTCGCCTGGCGTGATCGCGCTGTTGCCCGCTGGAACCGGATGCAGGGAGCAGAAGAATGAGCGACAGTAAGCTCAATCTGATCGTCCAGTTCTCCGCGCTCGACAAGCTGTCGGGCGCGCTGAAAAGCATCGTCGGCCTTGGCCGGACCGGCGACCAGGCGATGCGCCTGCTGCGCAAGGATTCGAAGCTGCTCAAGGGCGAGCTGGCCGATGTGCGGCAGGAACTGTCGAAGGCCACCGGCAACGTCTCCGGCCTGCTCGACAAGGAACGCCAGCTCGAAGCCGCGATTGCCGGGGTCAACCGGCAGATGGAGCGGCAGAAGGCGCTCAACAAGATCGACGGCGACGTGATGAAAATGCGCAGCCGCGCCAGCCAGCTGAAGGACAGCGGCAGCAGCAATGTCTGGGGCGGCGTCGGCCTGATCACCCCGTTCATCATGGCCAGCAAGGCGGCGATGGACTTCTCCAGCGGCATGGTCGACATCCAGCAGAAGGCCGAGCTGACCAACGCCGAAACGGCGGGCATGGCGCGCAATATCATCGCCGCCGCCCGCGCCGCGCACCAGATGCCGGAGGAAATGCGCAAGGGCGTCGATACCCTTGCCGGCTTCGGCCTCGACCCCCGCGTGGCCATGCAGATGATCGCCCCGATCGGGCGGCTAGGCACTGCCTTCAAGGTCGAGATTGCCGACGGGGCGGCAGCGGCCTTCGCCAACCTCAACAACCTCAAGATCGCGGCCACGGACACCGCCCGCGCGCTCGACATCATGGCTGCCGGCGGCAATTACGGCGCCTTCGAGGTCAAGGACATGGCGCGCTACTTCCCGGCGCTGACTGCTCAGATGCACGCGCTCGGCCAGGGCGGCCTCTCTGCCGCTGCCGATCTCACCTCCGCGCTGGAAATCGCCCGGCGGGCAACCGGCGATTCCGAAAGCGCCGCGACCAACGTCCAGGACCTGCTGGCCAAGATCAACGCCCCGGTGACCATCGCCGCGTTCAAGAAGAACTTCGGCATCGATCTGCCGGCTGCGCTGAAGCAGGCCTATGCCCAGGGCAAGACCCCGCTGGAGGCCATCGCCGAACTGACCAAAAAGGCGACCGGCGGCGATCTGTCGAAGATCGGCTTCGCCTTCCGCAACATGGAAGCGGCCAGCGCCGTGCGCGCCCTGATCCAGAACATGGATGACTATCGCCGGATCCGCGACGATCTCGGCAAGGGGGGCGGCACGGTCGATCGCGCCTTCCGCCAGCGCGAGCTGCAGGACGCCAGCATCCAGTGGAAGAGCTTCACCGGCAACGTCAGCACGCTGGCGATCACACTGGGGGCAACCTTCCTGCCGGCGGCGAACCGCTTCCTCGAAAAAGCCAGCAGCATCGCCTCGACCATTTCCAGCTGGGCGCAGGCTCACCCGCGCCTGTTCGGTGCGATCACCAGCCTGATCGCCTATGTCGCTGTCGCCAAGATCGGGATCGGTGCGCTGCAGTTTGCCTTCGGATCGATTCTTGGTCCGATGGCATCAGTTTATGGTCTGACTGCAAAGCTCTACACGCTCGGCAAGCTGGCGCCTGTGATTTCCTACCTAGGTATGGCGTTCAATGTTCTGGCCGGCCCGGTTGGAATTGCAGTCGCAGTCATCGCAGGCGGGGCTTACCTGATCTATCGGAATTGGGGGCCGATCAGTGGATTTTTTCATCGGCACGGAACCAAAATCAGGAATGTGCTGCTCGGCCTGCTGGTGATCTTTGCACCTTTCGTTGCCGGGGTAATCTGGGTGGCGGCGGCAATATATCGCAACTGGGACAAGATTAAATCAGCCACGCTCCACATGCTCTCTGTGGTCGGCGGCATTGTTGCTCCATTCTTGAGGCCGCTAGTCATAATCGGAGGGTATCTCGCCAATCTTGGCGTGAAATTCTTCGGTTATGGAGTTTCTATCGTCCAAGGATTGATCAATGGAATCGCCTCGATGACGTGGAGCGTCATCAAGGCTGTTCTAGATCTCGCATCAAAGGTCGGAGGGACCTTTGCCAATAGCTTGGGCGTCAAGAGTCCGTCTCGCGTATTCATTGCTATGGGTGGGCATATTACTGACGGCTTGGCGCTCGGTCTTGATCAAGGGCATCGACGGCCACTCGGATCGATGCACCGGCTCGCAAAAGGCATCGTTGGTGCAGGCTCCCCAGCTTTTGCTGTGGGGCGTGGTCAGCAGCGTTCCTCTGCCCGCGCAGGTACTGCCATGCGCCCGATCGAGATCCACATCCACCAGCAGCCGGGTGAAGATGCCCAGGCGCTGGCCCGCCGGGTTGCCGAAGCGCTCGAAGCCCGCGAACGCAAGGCCCGCCGTTCCTCTTACCGGGATGATTTCTGATGCCGGAAACCTTCTCATGCTAGCGGCGCTCGGCATGTTCGTCTTCGATGCGGACAACACCCTGTTCGAGGAGTTGCAGCGTTCGCGCTCATGGCGCCACGGCCGCACCGATCGCTTCGGCGTGCTGCCGGCCAGCCAGTTCCTCGGCCCCGGGGAAGACAAGATCACCCTCACCGGCCGTCTGGTGCCCGAACTTGCCGGCTCCTACTCCGCGATCGAGAAGCTGGTTGCCATGGCCGATACCGGCGAAGCGCACCAGCTGGCCGATGGCGAGGGCAAGATTTTCGGCGCCTTCACCATCGAGGGCATCGATGAAACCCACCAGTCGCTGCTCGACAATGGCCGCGCCCGGCTGATCGATTTCACCATCACGCTGCAGCGGGTGAAGTGATGGGTGCCGATGCCGGCTATATCCAGCCACTGGCCAGCTGGCGGGTGACACTGGACGGGACCGATATCACCGATCGCTTCAATCCCCGGCTGGTCAGCCTGCGCCTGTCCGAAAAGCGCGGCGAAAGCGCCGACCAGCTGGAAATCGTCGTCACCGATCACGATGGCAATCTCGCCCTGCCGCCCGAAGGCGCAACCCTTTCGGTCGAACTGGGCTGGGAACGCGGCACCGGCGTTGCCACCGGGCTGGTCGCCAAGGGCAGCTTCCGGGTGGATGAGGTGACATGGGAAGGCCCGCCCGATCAGGTGACGATCACCGCGCGCTCCGCCGATCTCAAGGACTCCTTCCGCACCCGCAAGACCCGGCTGTGGAAGGACAAGACGCTCGGCGCGATCATCGGCCAGCTTGCCGCCGACAACAGCCTCACCCCGCGCTGCCACGGCGATCTTGCCGGAAAGCGGGTCACCCTGGCCGAGCAGCACAACAAGTCCGACATGCAATTCGTCCGCGATCTCGGCCGGCGCTACGATGCCGTCGCCACGGTCAAGGACGGCTGCCTGATCTTCGCCCCGGTCGGCGCCGCCACGACATCGAGCGGCAAGGCCCTGCCCGCGCTGACCGTCACCCGCCAGTCCGGCGATCGCTACAGCTACAAGCGCGCCGCGCGGGAAAACGCGCAGGACGGGGCAGAGGCCAACTGGCACGATCAGGGCGCGGCCAAGCGCAAGACCGCCACCCACGGCGGCAGCAAACGCCGCCGGCTGAAGCGCGTCTATGCCAGCGAGGGCGACGCCAGCGCCGCCGCCAGCGCCGAGACCAACCGCCTCCAGCGCGCCGCCGCCTCGATGGAGATCACCCTCGCCCTCGGCGACGCCACCCTCGCCCCCGGCGTGCGCATCACCGCGCAGGGCTTCAAGAGCGAGGTCGATGGTCGCCAGTGGCAGGCCTCCGGCGTCGAGCACTCGATGGACGGCTCCGGCGGATTTCAAACCCGGCTCGAAATGGAAGTGGCCGTCTGACCGCTAACCGATCACAACACCCCCGAAAGGAACCGACCATGCCTTTTCTCCCCCTGATCCTCGCCGCCGCCCTTTCCTGCACCGCCATCGACGGCGACACGCTGCGCTGTGGGCCAGCGGGCAAGGAACACGTCCGCCTGCTCGGCATCGATGCCCCGGAAATGCCGGGCCACTGCCGCGCCGGCCGCGATTGCGCCCCCGGCGATCCCTTCGCCAGCAAGGCCTCGCTGCAGCAGCTCGTACAGGGCAAGCTGGTCCGCCTCCAGCGCTACAAGAAGGACCTCTACGGCCGCACTCTCGCCATCGCCACGGCGGGCGGCATCAACCTCTCCTGCGCCCAACTGAAGGCAGGCATGGCGATCTACAAGCCGAACTGGGACTGGGCCGGGCGGATCAGCCGCTGCCAACAGTTCAGCCTGAAATCCACCCGCTGATGCGATCCTGCCGGAAGGTCCGCTCTTCCTTCCGGCTGCGATCATAGCCGACGATGTAGATTCCGCGTCGCTCCCACATCGTGACCGAGCGCTTGCTCGAATTGCCGTTGTGATCTGAATATTCGAAGCGTGCCCATTTGCCTTTTTCGGCAAAGCCGGGCCGCGAATATTCGGCAAGATAATCATCTCTGGTCTTCCAACCGTCGCCATCAAGATCTTCGTCATCGTCACCGTCATCATCGTCAAAATCGAATTCATTGGCAGATGAGCCGGTAACTTCAGAGACCACGACGAAGAAGGCGATGACGAACCCGATGATCAGCGCAACGATGATAAGAAAAACCCACAACATGCCGATCCCCTGCACGCTTAGACTATAAGCACCGCACCTCTGACACGATGCGACCCACCGGATTCAATGCCCTGGGCAAGAATGAATTCATTCGTTCGACATGCCGCCTTCGGGCATCTCGATATCGACTAATCTCCAGCCGAGACCATCCCTCTTGAAGAGTAGTTTGGGAGCCTTCTCACCGGGCTGGGTCGCTGCAATTGCAGTGAACTTGTCGAAGCCATCCCTCTCAACGTTCCACTTCTGCTCCGGCCGAGCTTGAACCTCGGCATCTGACTTGAAGCGGGCATGCTGCACCACTGCCTTGAGGCCATCTGGCGTCACAATGCCATCAATCATCGGGCCGACCATCGCAGTCGCCAGCATTCCTCCCAGAGCCGCAAAGGCATTCCCTTCGTCCTTTTTCTTGGCCATTTCAGCCACCATCATGGCAGACATTTGGCTCTTGAGAGACTCTCTGATCGCCGGAAAGTCGATTCGTTCGGCCAGCTCAGATCGATCTCCCTTGACCAAGGCATTGCGCAAGTTGTTCATCGCAAGTGCGGGAGATGCCCAATACCATGTACCTGCCAGCGCAAGTGCTGCTGCAACTGCAGCGATAACCCACTTCTTCATGTTCGATCCCCCAGTTGCCGGTTAAAGTCTCCGCACCACTGCCACGACACGCCCGATCACGTGCAACTCACCATCGGCAGCAAAGGCCGGGGAGACGTGCGGATTGTCGCTGTGGATCTCGATCGTGCCCGAAGGCAGCGCGCGCAGGCGCTTGATCATGCCGATATCGCCAATCGTGATCGCCCAGATCTTGTCATCCATCCCCGGGGTCAGCTTCGAACGGTCGATCAGCACGATTTCCCCGGTGCGGATCGTCGGCTCCATCGAATCGCCATCGCCGCGCGTCCAGGCGAGGTTGGCCGGGTCGGAATGGGTGATCTGGCGCAGCCAGGAGCGCGAGAACGTCCGCCGCGATACCTCGACATGGCCGTCGATGAACGCCCCGCCCATCCCCAGCTGCAGGTCGATGTGATCGATCTCGACCGCATCAGGATCGCGCTCCGGCGCCGGGCCGCGAAAGCCGAGGCGCTTGTCGGACATTCCGGCAGCGGCGCCGGCATCATCGCTTTCGCCGGTCAGATACTCCGGCGTGGTCTCAAGGAAACGAGCGATCTGGTAGAGCTTGGCAGTCTCATTCGTTCCGCCGATGATCAGCTTGCTCACCGCCTGCGGCGATACCTTGATCTCTCGGGCAAGCTCTGCCTGCGACTTGCCGCAGGCAATCAACCTTTCCCGAATCCGGTCACCCTTGATCATGACGCCTTCTCACAACTTCGGTTGACGGGTGACAGTCAAATTTGGTTATTGACACCCATCAACTCTGGTTTATACCAACAGCCATGGATGATACGCCCTCCCGCTACGAAGCCCTTCTCCGCGCGATCGATGCTCTCGGTTCGCAGGCAGCCCTTGCCCGCCTTTGCGGCGTCACGCCGACGGCCGTGTGGAAGTGGGTCCAGTCCTCGAAGCAGCTTCCGCCCGAATTCGTTCTTCGCGTCGAAACTGAAACCGGCATCCCCCGGCATCACCTGCGCCCCGATCTTTATCCTGCCGATCTGCCGGGCAGTGGGGAGCGGTTTCACGGGGTAGACCTCCGCGCGGGCCGTGTCCCCTTCCAAAATTCCGGCATTTCGAAGGCGCACACCGCATGACGAAGCGCCGCGAACCGCTGACCTATCACCGCGCGCTTACCCAGGTGGCCGCGCGCATCGGCTGGGATCGCTGCGGTGCGATCTGCGGCGTGACCGAGCGCGCCGTGCGCTACTGGTCCGATCCCGATGCCGAAACGGAAATCCGCCTGATCGACGCCGAACGGCTCGACAAGGCCTACCTCGCTTCCGGAGGCACCCATGCTCCGTTCAACCAGCTGTTCACCCTGCGCCTCGATCTGGCATCGCATCGCGGGGACTGCGCCGATCTCGCCCACTCCGCCGCCCGCTCTGCCAAGGAAACCGGCGAGGCCGTCTCTGCCCTGGTCATGGCCTCCACCCCCGGCGCCGACCGTGCAGTGATCCGCAAGGCGCGCAAAGAGATCGAGGAAGCGATCGAGACGCTGACCGACAGCCTGACCGCGCTCGACCAGCACACCGGCACAGAGGGATAAGGCGATGGGCGGGGCAACGGATATGCGTCAGGATGGCCAGCAGGATGGCGCGCAGGAGGCCTTCGTCCCCAGCGACCGCAAGCGCTTCACCATCCGCTGCCCGCACTGCCTGTGTGACGGCATCCGCCGCTCCAGCCGGGAAATCACCCCGACCTTCCGCGAAATTTTCTACATCTGCCCGAACGTAACCTGCGGTCACACCTGGGTCGCCAGCCTCAATTACGAATACGGCCTCTCGCCCAGCGCGATCCCCGATCCCGCCGTCAACCTGCCGCTGCGCCCGATGGAGCGCATCCCCGGCGTGACGATCCGCGCCGCGACCGATCCGCCACCCGAAGACACCCGCCAGATCAACCTCTTCGACTGATTTCCGACCCCCGCCTGCGACCCAGCCGGACGCGATTCCGGCGACGCCATTCCTTTGCCTGCCAAACCCGCTTTTACGGAAAGAACCACAATCCGATGGATGCCCACAGCGCCACTACCTTCAAGTCCAAGATCCTGGACGAACTGAAGCGCAAATACCGCTTTAGGAAGATTTCCGGGAAGTGGCTGCAGGAAGGCCAGTGCCCCGAGTGCAACGAGTGGGAGCTTTACGCCGCCGCCGAGGACCCCAAGGTGGTCACCTGCGGCCGGTCGAACAATTGCGGCTATCAGGCATCGGTCCGCGACGTGCTGTCGGACCTGTTCGAGGACTGGTCGGAGCGCTTCAAGCCCACCCCCGAAGATCCCAACGCCACCGCCGACGCCTATCTGCGCGGCCGTGGCCTCGATCTTACCGGCCTGCGCGGGCACTTCTTCCAGGAGAACTATTTCGACCGCGAACGCAACGCCGGCACCGCCACCGTGCGCTTTCCGCTGCCCGGCGGATCATGGTGGGAACGCCTGATCGATCGCCCCGGTCGCTTCGACAAGAAGGCCCGGTTCAAATACGGCGGCAGCTGGGCGGGCCACTGCTGGGCGCACCCGGACGACGGTTTCGACCAGCTCGCCACGATGGACGAAATCTGGATCGCCGAGGGCATCTTCGATTGCCTCGCCCTGCGGCAGAACTTCCAGCGGCTCGAAAAGGGCGGACGCAAGACCCGGGCCACCGCCGTTTCGGCGATGACGGTCAACGTCTGGCCCGAACACTTTCTCGGCGCGCTCCGGCAGGCCATCGCCGCCAGCAAGGACCCCAAGCACCGCCCGAAACTGGTCTTTGCCTTCGATGTCGGCGCCGCCGGGGTCAAATTCACCCGCAAATTCGTCGACCAGGCGCAGCGCGAAGGCTGGGATGCCGCCGCCGCCCAGGTGCGCCCCGATGGTGAGGGCACCAAGCTTGACTGGAACGATCTGTGGCTGCGCCAGCAGGACCACAAGGGCGATGAGGGCAAAGGCCCGCTCTCCGCCGAAAGCCTCGATGACTATCTGTGGAACGGCGACATCACCTGCGCGAAAACCGCGCAGCAGAAGGCCCGCCTGATCTACAAGCGCAAGGCGCTGGCCTCTTTCGACTTCCGCTTCGAAAACCGGCTCTACTTCGCCCGGTCAAAGCCCGATGAGGACGGCGGCAGCGAGCTGATCGTCGATGAAGTCGCCAACTGCGCCTTCCGGGTGCTCTACCGCGAACGCGACGACGCGACGGATGAGACCAACTATTTCCTCGAGATCGCTTTCCCCAATGCGATCCCCACCGCCAAGGCCCGCTTTTCCGCCTCCTGCTGCGCCACCAGCGGCGAATTCAAGAAGCGCCTCTTCGCCTTCGGCGGCATCTGGGCCGGATCGCAGGAGCAGCTTGACCGCCTGATGCGCGGCCAGACCCGCTACCTCAAGACCGTCGAGCCGATCCACTTCACCGGATACAGCCAGGCCCATGATGCCTGGGTGCTGGGCGATCTGGCGGTGCGCGATGGCCGCGTGATCAAGATCGGCAGCGAGAAGTATTTCGACTTCGGCAAATCGGGTGTGAAGCTACGCACCGAAGAACGGCTGCTGAACATCGACTGGAATCCGGACGCAGTCGACCTGTCATGGATCCGCGACGTCTGGCTGGCCTGGGGGGAGCGCGGGGTGATTAGCCTCGCCTATTTCACCATGAGCCTGTTCGCGGTCCAGATCCGCTGGAAGCAGGGATCGCTCGGTTTCCTCGAAATCTACGGCGAGCCTGGGTCGGGCAAGTCGACAATGACCGAGTTCCTCTGGCACCTGCTCGGCCGGCCAAAGCACGAAGGCTTCGATCCCAACAAGGCGACCAACGCCGGCATCGCCCGCAATTTCCTCAAGGTATCAGGCCTGCCGATCGGCCTGATTGAAAGTGGCCGCGATCAGGACCGGCAGAGCCACCAAGGCAAGTTCGACATGACCGAGTTGCTGACCCTCTTCAATGGTCGCTCGCCGCGTGTCTTGGGCGTCAAATCAGGTGGCACGGAAACCTTCGAACCGCCGTTCCTCGGCACGGTCTACCTGATGCAGAACAACCCGATCGATGCGATGCCAGCGGTGCTCGAGCGCATCATGAGCCTGCGGATTGACAAGAAGAACTGGGGTCCGGATTCACAGCCCGCCGCCAGGCGCCTGCACCAGATCGACCGGGCCGTTGCCTCACGCTGGATCGTCCACGTCACCCGGAAGGCGTCGAGCTGGCTCACCTGCTATTTCGATCGCTTCGCCCACCATGAAGAGGCGATGCCAGCGCGGGTCTTCGAAGCGACGAAGGCCACTCTGACCAATGATCGCATTATCCTGTGCCACAGCCAGCTGGCCGCTGCCGTCGATACCCTTCGCGACCTGTTCCCCAAATCGGTGCTGCCCGACGAATGGATCGACAAGGCTATTCAGGCGGTCGACCGCATGGCGCTGGAGCGCCAGCAGGCCAGTGCGACCGAACACCCGGTGGTCGAGAAGTTCTGGGGCATCTTCGATTACCTCTGCGCCATCGAGCAGGACGATCCGCAGTACCCGGTCAACCTGCACCGCTCCAGCACTGACCTGATCGCCGTCAACATGCCGCGCTTCATGGAAGCGTGCCGGGCGCGCGGCCAGCAGCCGCCGACCGAAGACGAACTGCGCAAGCATCTGAAGGGCTCGAAGGGCCGGAAATACATCGGCCAGCGCACCGTCAATTCGCCCTCCGGCAAGGGCTTCCACTGCTGGGTCTTCCAGCGCCCGCTTTCCGAACAAACGATCATCTGAAGGAGGCCGTGATGTCGCACCTGCGCAAGCCCCGCATCCACACCGCCGATTGCACCTGTTTCGCCTGCAGCGACCAGCCGGAAATCCGCTTTCGCCGGCACGGCCGCGCCAGTGCCTGGGATGCCGCCCTCGTCACCCTCGCCCTGCTCTGGCTGCCGGCGATGGTCGCCCTCGCCCTCTTCTTCCCCCGCTGACCCGAAAGGAAAGCCCAATGGTCAAGCCCGATATCCGCATTTTCGAGTGCAGCAGCTGCGGCGCGCAGCACAACACCGGCAGCGGTGATCTTCCCCTCGGCTGGAGCTCGATCCCCCGGCAGGGCCTCGTCTGGTGTACCGATTGCACCGTGGCCAGCCAGCCTGCCCGCCACCTGCAGCAGCGCCGCTCGCGGAAGGCAGCCTGATGCGCCGCCGCAAAAGCGAACCGACGATCGCCGACCCGTGGTCGCACGGCAATGACGATCCCTGGCAGCGCCGCGTGGTGTTCTGCGGTCCCGATACCTCGGCCGAAGACCTCGGCTGGGACGTGCCGATCTACGCTTACCAGTACGAGGAACTGCTCGAGCAGGCCCGCACCGCGCTCGATCGCCGCAAGCAGGCCTATCCGGACATGGTCACCCGGCGGATGATCACCCAGGACCTCGCCACCCGCGATATCCGCGCCTGGGAGCTGATCGTCGCCGAATGGACGTGGATCTGCACCGGGAAAGGCGCCCTGCCCCCGGCCAGCACGCTCCCCGATCGCATCGCCGCCGTTGACCTCGCCCTGCAGCGCATCCGGCAGGAACTGGATCGCGGCAATCGCGGGCATGACCTGCTGCGCCAGAGCCACCTCAACCAGGCGCTGCACTGGCACCTCCACCGCCTGCGCCACGGCGAACCCACCATCCACCACCTGATCGATCTCACCCGCCGGATGCGCCGGGAGATCGGCGGCATGGAGCCGCAGGCGACATTAGCCCGATCGACCCAAGAAGGAGTAGCAGCATGATCATTTCCAGAGAAGAACGCGAAGCCGGGCTGCAATTCGCCCGCAACTGGCGCGAGGCCAACAAGGCAGAGTTCGACCGGCTCTATCCCCCCAAGCCGAAGGCCCAGAAGCTGCGCATCAAGCTCGTGCCGGTTCTGGGAAAGGTCAGCTGATGATCGCCCTCGGCCCGCGCGATATCGCCAAGGCTGCCTTCTGGGCAGTCGTTTCCGGCGCGATCATCCACATCGTCCAGCAGTGCATCGCCGGCTACGTCCAGTGCGCCGCGCTGGGCTGCCTGCCGAATGGTGGCCTGTGATGCCCCGCGCCCTCTCCACCCGCGAGCAGACCAGCATCGCCCGCCAGCGCCAGCGCTCCGCCGAACTCGACCAGCTGCGCCTCCAGCGCCGCCTGACCGAATTCGAACAGGCAGAGGCCGACCGGCTCACCCAGGCGCTCTACATGCGCGAATGGCGCCGCGAACAGGCCGAGCGCTGGAGCAAAGGCCGGAGCATCGGCCGGTGAAGCTGATCGTCACCACCCACGCCGTCCAGCGCTGGATGGAGCGCATCGGCGCCGAGAATGAGGGCGCCGCCCTGGCGATCCTCACCGGCCCCGGCGTGCGCCATGCCATCGCCTTTGGCGCGCAGGTGGTGAGGATCGGCAAGGCCCGCATCATCATCGATTACCGCCCCGACGAAACCGAGCAAGGCGCCGCCGTCATCAAGACCGTGCTGCTGGCCGACCTCTTCGTCATCCCCGCGCAGCTGCGCCCCGTCTCGATGGGCGGCGTCCCGCCCGTCTCTGCCCGATTTTCCAGCAAGGGAGACCCGCGATGATCAATCTCGATTCCCGGTCAGTCCGCCTGATGATCGAAGCCCGCCGCGAACAGATCGAGCGCTTCGGCCACACCCCGGAGGCCGATCTGCGCTGCACCCCCGCCTTCCTGCCGAAACAGGCCCAGCGCTACCTGACCCACGCGATCGAGGACCTGCACTTCGATCCCGCCGGCCCCGAAGGCCGCAAACGCGCCATCCGCCACCTCGCCCAGTCCGCCGCCCTGATCATGGCCGCCATCGACCGCCTGGACGCCGAGGACATGCCCGCCCCGATCACTGCAACCGCTGAAGGAGACCCGCTGTGAATTATCCGCCCTATGCCACCATCGATGAACTGCGAACATGGGCCGAAGGCATCATGAGCCGCGCGCCCGATTTCGTGATCGGTGATGACTATCTGCGCCGCTGGTGGGTGATGCCCCGCAACGCCTTCGCCAATGTCTACCTGCACCAGATACTCAAGAGCGACGATGACCGGGCGCTCCACGATCATCCATGGGCCAATTCGAGCTACATCCTTTCCGGCGGATACATCGAGCACACCCCGGAAGGCAGCTTTCTTCGCAAGCCCGGTGATTTCATCGAGCGCGGAGCCGATGCCCTGCACCGCCTCGAAGTCCTCCCGGGCATGGACTGCATTTCCCTGTTCACTACCGGCCCCAAGGTCCGCGAGTGGGGCTTCCAGTGCCCACAAGGCTGGGTGCCGTGGCAGCTCTTCACCGACCCAAACGACAGCAGCCGCACCGGCCGTGGTTGCGGCGAGCATGGAGGGGATGCGTGATGAACTATCCCATCATTTTCCCAGCCACGACACCAAAGGTCGAAGAGCCGCACCCGGACTTCCCCAACTGGTGCGCCGCCCGCATCTGCGAAGCCTTCATGCTCGATCCGCGCGGATATCAGCCGGCGGACGACGAATTCGCCCTGACGCTCAAGATCAATGCCAACCACCCGCCGGTGCCGTTCGACCTCGGCCCGCTGCTGGATGAGATCGACTTGACGCCGCCACCCGCGCCGACCGTCGTGAAATTCCCGCGCCCGGTTCCCCAGCCAAACTACGCCGCCCTCGGCATCGATGACCCGGAGGGCCACAACTGATGGCCAGCAAACTCACCCCCCGCGATGAACAGGTGATGCACCGGGTCTGCCTCGGCTTCACCTCGCGAGAGATCGCCGAAGACCTCGGCATGTCCCCCCGCACCGTCGAATTCCGCCTCTGGAAGATCAACGGAAAGCTGGGTGCCACCACCGGCGCCCAGGCCGCCGTCATCTTCGACCGCATGGAACGGGAGCGCGCGGCATGATCTTGACATTCGGCAAACTCCGGAGCAGCTATCGCCCCGTCACCGTGAAAACGGCGGTGATGCGGTTTGGAAGCTGCAACGGACGTCGCCGATCAGGCGCGCTCAGGGGAATTCCCGGCGCGCTTTTCTATGGTCGGGTGTGGTCGGAGGCGCTTGCGCCTGCCGGTCCCGCGAGGTCCGCCGGCCTTCCAACCGGTCATGCCCGGCCACCAGAATGGAAGCTGTTGGTCGGTCCATACAAGAGGACCTTGACCATGAGCGATCATGCTTTTGGCGCAGCCAATCCGCGCGCCTTCGATCCCAATACAAGCACCCATTACGCCCTGTCTGAATTTGCCCAGTTCGAGCTGACACAACTCTTCAGGGCGATGGCTGCCGTTGCGCAGGTAATGGATACCCAACCCGGCCAGATCGCACCCGAGATAGAGCCGCACAACATCGCACCTATCTTCGCCACCTTTGCCAGCCACGGCGAGCGCATTCTTGGCGAGGCTCCGTGCCTGTTCCCGAGGGTCAGCCGGAGGGCAGCGGCATGAGCAGTCCCAATTCCGGCAGCTTCAAGCCCGGTCAGACCCCTTGGAATAAAGGTGTGAAGGGACTGCACCATAGCCCGGCGACCGAATGGAAGAAGGGGCAGCCGTCAAATCGCAAGATGCCGGTGGGATCGGTGACGATCCGACACCGGAAGCGTGACAGCCACCCACGCGCCTTCATCAAAATAGCCGAGCCATCGCTTTGGGTGCCGCGTGCAAACTACGTCTGGGAACAGGCTTTCGGAGAAATCCCGCGCGGGATGGTCATCCACCACCGAGACCGCGATCCCCTCAACGATGATCTGGGCAACCTGCGGCTGCTCACCCGTGCTGAACACGCCGCAGAGCACAACCACGAGATGCACCATGCCCGCTACCACCGAGGAGCGAAGTAATGGGCACCGGCAGCACCGGCATCGCCGCCCTGCGCGCCGGCAAGCGCTTCACCGGCATCGAGCACAACCCGAAGCATTTCAACACCGCCGTGCAGCGCCTCCGCGCGGTCTGGGCGGAAATCGAAGGAGCAGCAGCATGACACACGACCTAATTCATTCCGACACCCACCAATTGATGAACGCAATCGCCGTGTCGCTTGATGATGGGTTCAACCCCAGCGGGACCCACAAGGTCGCCTTTGTCCTTCTGACCGCCAATTTTGGCGACATTGAAGGCGGGCGGGTAAATTACGTGAGCAATGGCAATCGCGAAGACATCATCGCCATGATGAAGGAAACCGTCGCCCGCTTCGAAGGTCGCTACAGCGATCAGGCAGGTGCCGCATGAACTACGATCTCCGCCAGGGCGTGACGCTCACCCAGCACCAGGTGCTCGACCTGATCGCGCAAAAAGCCGCCGAATGGTCGGAGAAGCATGATTTCGATGACCGCCTCAAGCTTGGCCTCTCCGCTGCCCGGCAGGCCAACAGCCAGATCCTGTTCCTCGAAGTCCGGAGACGGGCTGCAATCACCGCCGCCGCCCTGCTGATCGATGCTGCAGATGAGATTGGACGCCTGATCGGCACGGGTGCGGCATGAAGGCCCTGACCATCTGGCAGCCATGGGCATCGCTGATCATGGCCGGCGCCAAGCCCTATGAATTCAGAGGCTGGCGCCCGCCGCGCTCGATTATCGGCCAGCGCATCGTGATCCACGCTGGAGCGCGGCGCATGCGGCGCGAAGAATGGCTGGATCTCTGCTATCGCACAGTCAGGGAAAAGGATGGGATTTATGAGGGCGATTTCACCTGCCTGCATGCCTCGCTAGCGCACCACCACCTCGGCGAACTGAAGTACGACAGCGACAGCGTCGTCTATTCTGCAGGCCTTGGCACCGCCATCGTCGGCGAACCGCGCCTCGGAACCGACATCGCTGCTGAATTCTGCACCGATCTGGTCAATGACAGCGACCGCGATGACCATGCCAACTGGGGCTGGCCGATGCTCGACATCGAAGTCTGGCCCGAACCTATCCCGATGAGCGGGAAACAGGGCCTGTGGAACTGGCCGACGCCGGAGGATGTGCTGTGAAGCGCTGGTTTCTCACCATCCGCCGTGGCCCCCCCTTCACCCATGTTCGGGGAAAACTCCGGCTTGCCCAAATCGCGAAGAAGCAAGCCATGGCGCTCCGCTTCAACCGCCGCGCCATCGGCCAAGAACGGCGTGAACTGCGCAAATGGCTGGGTGAAGACTACCCCTGGCACTGCCGCAGCAAGCGCCGCGGCAAGGTCTGCCTGTTCCAAAAACGACCCAATCTCGCCCGCCAGCGGGATCAAGAACGGGAGTTACCCTTCTGATGTCCGAATATCTCCAATCCGCCCGCGCAGCTCTCGCCATGGATCGAAAAGGGAAGACCGTCGCAGAGATCAAGGCCAATCTCGGCCTCCGCTACGCCCACGAAGTTCACAACCGGCTATTGGTCGCCCGCAAGGAAGAGACCTTCCACGAACCGAACATCACCGTCGATGAGCTTGCCCTGATCATGGGCATCGGAAAGGCCCAACTACGCCAGCTTGATCACGGTGAAACCTGTAATCCCAAGCTAAAGTACTGCGGCGGGCGCTTCTGGTTACGCGGCAAAGCAGAGCGGATCGCTCGGAAGCGCCTTGCCAGACACCGGAAGGGTGAAGACCCGAATGGACGCGGAACGGGCTTCAACCTGCTGCATCCCTACAATGGCTATGTCTGCCTGACCCCTGCCGGGTGGGCGCTCTTCTGGAGCACGCTTTCCGAACAGGAAAGGGATGACTGATGCCGATCCGCCCCGAAAATCGCGCCCGCTACCCGAAGAACTGGCCAGAGATCAGCCGGCGCATCCGGTTCGAGCGCGCTGGCAATCGCTGTGAGCAGTGCGGCGTGCCCAATCATGAGCTGGGCGGCCGCACCCGCGACGGCCAGTGGCACAAGGCCCGGCCGACCGGCGATGATGGCCTGAAGCTGACCTGGCCGGAGCCGGGATCGCACTGGTGGTGCGATGGCCCGCACGGCGTCCATCAGCTGCGCATCGTCCGCATCGTGCTGACCGTCGCCCACCTCGATCACACCCCGGAAAACTGCGAAGATGCCAACCTGAAGGCATGGTGCCAGCGCTGCCACAACCTCTACGACGCCGCCAATCGCCGCGCCGGCACCCGAGAACGCGCCTTTGCTGGCCAATTCACCCTGTTCGATTCGTGACAAGCACATCGGCTCCTCTGCTCCTCACTGAAACCGAAGCTGCCGAGCTGCTCCGCCTGTGCCCGCGCACCCTGCGCAAGGCGCGGGCGGACGGCCATTTGCGCTATATCTTGATCGGCCGGGCAATCCGCTACACCCTCCGCGACCTCGAAGCGTTCGTCGATTCGAACAGCCGGAAGGAAGCCACATGCCCGCCAGCAGACCATTCCGCGCCAAAGATCAGGAAGCGCCGATCAGGCGAGATCGTGCCGTTCACCGCGCGCCCGCGCTGACCCGCCGCGGCTGAAATGACTGTCTGGAAAAGCCCGAAGTCGCCCTATTTCCAATTCGACTTCCAGTTTCGTGGTCGCCGGTTTCACGGATCCACCGGCTGCACATCGCGCCGCGCGGCAGAGGCGTTCGAGGCGCGCGAACGGCACAAGGCCGCGCTGCCGGATCCCGCACGCCCGCCGATCACGATGGACGAAGCCGCCGGCCTCTATGCCGAACACGCCGAGCGCCTGCCGAGCTGGCCGACGATCGATTACATCACCCGCGCCCTGGTCAAGGGCATCGGCGCCGGTATGCTGCTCTCTGCCGTCACCCAGCGCGACCTGCAGGTCTACTTCGCCCGCCGCCGGAATGGGCGCAGCAATGCCACCGTCAATCGCGAGATCGAGAACGCCCGCGCCATCTGGCGCCGCGCCGATCGCACGCGCTTCGACATCGGCGAGATGCCGGACTGGGCGGCTCTGCGGCTGAAGGTGGCGGAAAAGCCGCCGCGCGAACTATCCGCCACCGATGAGGAAGAGGCGCTGTTCGAGGCGATGAGCGAAGACGTGCGGCCGGCCTTCCGCTTCCTGCTGCTGTCGGGATGGCGGCGCGGTGAGGTTGCCGGCCTGCGCTGGTCGGACCTCGATCTGCCGAACCGCGAAGCCGTGACCCTGATCAAGGGCGGCAACACCGTGCGCCGGCCGTTGACCACGGCGATGGTCGCCATGATCGCCAACCAGCCGAAGGTCGGCCCTTTCGTCTTCACCTATATCTGCCGCCAGTCGCGCGCCAAGCGCCGGAAGGGCCAGCGCTACCCGCTCACGCCCAGCCTGCTGCGCGATCGCTGGCAGGAAGCGCTGGCGGCGGCCGAGATCACCGATCTGCGGATCCACGACATCCGCCACACCACCGGCACCCGCATCGTCCGCGCGACCGGCAATCTCGCCGCCGCGAAGGAAGCCCTGCGCCACACCAACCTGAAAACGACCCTGCGCTATGCCCACGTCCTGGGCGATGATGTGCGGAATGCGCTGGAGGCCGCCGCCCAAAGTGCATCGGAGTCCCGGAATAGTCCCGGACGGAAATCCCGCACCACCCGGAAACCCTAGCATTTCCGCCGCCGACAGGCCCCTAGCCATCCGCCGTGTAAACGAGATGCTCTACCAACTGAGCTAACCGCCCCGACCATGGGAAGCCGCGCATTTACGGGGTTTTCGGGCTTGGTCAACCTCTCTGTTCGCGGAACAGAACGGCATCAAATGGAACAAATCGGCACCTCGAGTCCCGGAATAGTCCCGGAATGAATTTGCGCGCCCTGAGATCACAGAGTGATGACCAGGGCGAATTTTTCGTGCGTGCGCACCACGCGTAGGGCGACATTTCAGGAAGCCACCATGCGTGGGAACTTCCTAACATTCCTAACATTGGCGGTTTTCTGCGGGTTTCGGGCCTAACATCCGACCTAACATTGACCTTACATCCTCATGCACATCGAGCCTTACCAATGTGATAATTAAAAACGTTATAATTCAATAATGTAAGGTTAGAGGGTGTGTTGATGTTAGGTTCGATAAGGAACAGAGCCTGATATTTTTGCATCGTGTTTTCAATGCTTTGCTACCGATCCGGGCACCAGATTAGGAATGTTAGACACTTCCCATGGGCACCCTACGCCTGGAGTTTCAGGGCGGCGCGAAATCATGCCTGTCCCGATCAGCGATAGATCGCGTCAGCAGTTCGCCATTGTGAATCGAGGCCGCATGGCCGTTCGCCGAGGCATCTGGGTGCGTCAGGCTGGCCGGGGATGCGAAAAAAAGAGGCACGAAGCGGGCAGGCGGGGCGTGGGGGCAAG